GGACAGCTTGATTTTGCGTGGGTGAAGCCGTTCCATCTATTTTGTGAGGTGACAAACATTGACTAACCGAGAAATGTACATGCAGCTTGCACAGACTTGCACAGAAAAAACGATTGAACTTGACCGGGAAATGGAAAAATACAGCGAGAAGTTGGTGAAGTGCGCTTGTGACGCAGCACAATGGAAGCTGAAAGCAGCGGAATTCCGGGCAAAGGCACGGGAGGAAGGCATGTGATCTACAAGTACACCATCCCGCTGCCGCCGGTCACGAAAAAGAACTCACAACGCATTTTGGTGAATCGAAAAACGGGAATGCCGTTCATAGCCCCTAGCAGCGCCTATAAGCGCTACGAAGAGCAAGCCATATACTTTCTTGCCCCAAAGCCGAAAAACCCGCTGGCGGGGCGCTGTCGCGTTGTGACAGTGTTCTACATGAAAACCAGAAGAAAATGTGACGTATCGAACTGCTTGGAAGCTGCCCATGACCTGCTTGTGAAAGGCAGAATCCTTGCGGATGATAATTACACGATCATCGAATCGGTTGACGGAAGCCGGGTGAAGTACGACAAAGACAATCCGCGAACTGAAATAACGATTGAGGAATTGGAGGAATAATAAACGCCGGAAACGAAAAAGAAGGTTGTTCCACTATCTGAAAGAGAAACGATTATTACATACAACGATGCAGAGAAAACCGCCAACGTGTACACGATGAACCGGAAACTATCACGTAAACTTTTGGCTATGGCGCAGGAATACCCAAGTTTGGTGAAATTCGTGCGCAAATACCCGGATAGCGCAGTCGAATACGAGCTGCCCAAGAAAAGTATCACCGTGAGCAAACCGCGCGTAAAACGCGTTATAAACGTGCCTGAAACACCCAACTATGGGAAAGAAGAATTAGAAAAGCAATCATTTGTGAACTGTATGGAAGCATGGAAAGGTGGAAACATGGAAAGTGAGTGAAATGACATACAAAGTTCTTGTTGCCTGTGAAGAATCCCAGACCGTCTGCAAGGCATTCCGGGAAAGAGGATTTGAAGCATATAGCTGCGATATTCAAGAGCCGTCAGGTGGACACCCGGAATGGCACATCTTGGGCGATGCCCTGAAAGCTATTGAGGGGGGGCAAGTCGTAACAATGGACGGCAAAACGCACGATATTGGAAAATGGGATTTGCTGATTGCGCACCCGCCTTGCACTTACTTGTCGAACGCTGGCGCAAGACACTTATGGAAAGGCCATGAGCTACAGTCCGATAGAGTCATGCTCGGCATTCAAGGCAGGGACTTGTTTATGCGGTTTTGGTGGGCTGACATACCCCTTATATGCGTTGAGAATCCTGTCCCATCAAAAGTGTTCTGCCTTCCGCCGTACACGCAGGCCATTCAGCCGTATCAATTCGGCCATCCTTACACCAAGAAAACCTGCTTGTGGCTCAAAAAACTGCCGCCGCTTGAATCGACAAATGTTGTGGAGCCTGTTGCCACATGGTGTCCGAGCGGGAGCTACAGCCACAAACATGGCGAACAACATAAGGGAATGTTTACTACAGACAGAGCTAAAAACCGTGCAAAAACATTTCCCGGCGTTGCGGATGCTATGGCCGAACAATGGGGAAATTACATCAGGAACGGAGAATAAAAAATGACCGGAACGCTATCCGCCCCATGCGAGCACTGCCCGGAACGCCACACGCTATGTCATAGCACTTGTGGAAAGTATCTGGCGTACCGTGCCAAGATGGATGACATCAGCAAGCAGCACATGCAGGCGCAAGCGTTGAACGAAGCGGATGTGCTCAGGGGAGACAAAATCCGGCGGGATGTGAGGAATCACGGCCTGCCGGGCCACAGAAGGAGATAAACATGAAAGCCAAAATACAGCTCCCGGCCTGCTACAAGAAAGAGGCGGAAGCCTATATTGCAAAACTTGAAGCCGAATCAATCGCAAGGGTGCATGAGGAAGTGATGAAAGAACGGCAGGATATTGCCTTGAGATCACTGTATTTATGCCTACTGGCCTGCTATCAGGTGGGACTGGAGCCGTCCGCGCTGGTTGAAATCCAGAATGCCATGAGCGGCCCCGTTACGGAAAAGTATTCCAGCTACCGCATTGACCAGCTGGCCGACACATGGGCGCAGGTTACGCTGCAAAACATCGGGGTTGATGTGGATGAAACGGGGGAGCAATTATGAGCTTTGAAACGCCTGAAAATATGGATAAATTTAGTAAGGAGTGAGACTATGGACGCAGTTGAATATGTGAAAACCCAATTCAGATTGTGCAGAAGCAAAGACAGTTGTTCTGAATGCCCATTGCAAGACAAAGAAAATTGCTGCTGTATCATGGATACAATCGAATACGTGGAAAAGGCTGTGCAGATTGTCGAGCAATGGGCAAAAGAGCACCCCGTTAAGACCCGCCAGAGTGAGTTTTTGAAGGTATTCCCAAAAGCAACCATTAGTAATCACGTGCTTTCCTTGTGCCCAAAGTTCTACTGCGTGAATTTTCTCGGAACGGATTTTCAAGAGTGCAAAGGGATTAATTGCGACAAATGCCGCTGCGAATATTGGCTTGCAGAGGTGACGGACAATGACTAACATCACAACCATGTGCCCCGGCGAACACTTCATGTTCAAAAGTTTTGAGTGGGTATGCCTTGACCCACACCACCTTGACGGCGGCGTGCTGGCTATTATGGCAAAGGCGTGGGCAAAAGATGTAAAATTCTGCCCAAGTGATAAATTCACCGATGAGAAAGGCAACTGGAATAACTACCGCACCAGTAATGTGCGGGGGATTCTATCTGATATGGCGAATGCTGTTTTTTGTGGAAAAGTTCTACTGGCACATACCGTTGACCTCGTTGCAGACAACGGCGACCGCGCCTATGGTGATGTGGCAGACCCCGTTTTTATCCTGACCTGTGACGAGTACCGCAAGTACCGTGACTACATTCCGCACTACGACAGCCGGATTTGGACTGCCACACCTTGGTATTGCGGCGATAAGAATTCTGACACTGGCCCCGCGGGCATCGGTCGCCTTGTGGACGCGGATGGTATGTTGTGCAACAGCGGTACGTGCGAAAGTTATGCTGTCGCCCCGGCTTGTATTCTCAATCCAAAATTTCTAAATCTGCGCCAAAACATGGCATATGTAGAGGAGATATCAGAATGAAGAAATCGCTATTGGCAACATTTTGTATAGCCGCTCTGTTCGTTCTGATTGCCCTGATGTTCAAAGTCGAAGAAAACCCTGTTATAGAAACAAATACGGTTTCTATCCAGCAAGAAATCGTATATACCTACATCACTACTGAAATGCTTACAAACGGCTATGGTGGTGTATATGGCCACAAAGATTATATATGTTACGGCGTTCAGGACGGAAATAGAATCCTCGATAGAGAAGACCGTGTGGATTTTGTAACGATGCGAAAATCAGAAAAAGACCATAGTTATATAGAATACTACTACAAGCGCAAAATCTACGAGGACGGTACATACCATGACAGATATGATGGAGTGGCTTTGTACTTAACCGATGATATGATGAAAAATCTGAGGACAAGCAACTAGAGGAGGTATCAGAATGAATACAACAATAGGCTGCCCGATTCCTGGCGCAAGCCAGCCGAAAGAATATCCCGAAACAATAGTGGAAAGAATCGGTGAGCCTGCATTCCTTGAACAGCTTGCAGAGGTGACGGACAATGACTGAATACAACTTCCGAAAGGGCGATATAATCCGCAATCTGTGGGCTGGGTCAAAAAATCCGACCGCGTATCTGCTATATATCAGAAAGTCAAGCGTTAAGCAGGGAAGATACACAATGAAAACGTATGAATGTTTGGACTATGATGGAAGGAGAGTCAACTTGTACAGAAACGATGCAAGACTTGAACTTGTCGGTCATATGGAAGAATATGACAAATTCATCGCTGCCCTAAAAAATCTGAAACTTAAATCTGAAGAGAAGAATTAAAATGAGACTGATTGATGCAGATGAATTAAAGAAACGTGCCGTGAAGGTGTGTTTCCCTGATGTCCCAGATTGCGGTGAGTTTGACGCGGTCGGAGTTTCCGACATTGACATAATGCCAACCATCGACCCTGAATCCATGCGACCTACGGCGCACATTATGCGTGGAACTGTACCTGATACACACGATGATGCGTTTTGCAGCAATTGCCGTTCATATCTTGGTGTTCCTAACGTTGATTACGAAGATTATGATTCGGTTTTAAATCACAGATATAAATATTGCCCATATTGCGGTGCAAGGATGGTGAACAAAGATGAATGACCCGGTAAAAATCATTGATAAAGCATGTATGAGTTACATAATCGACCACCAAGAGGAGAAAAAAGGATTGTATCTATCTTTGGAAAATTGTGAAGGTGGCGCTGTCGTGGTAGCTTGCGACAATAGCACGGGCTTTGCATATATCGAAGAATTTGACAGCGTGAAAGCTGCTATCAAGTGGTTGCGGAGGGAAGAATGAACCAAACATTTTTTGACCCAGTAAATAGCAAGTGCGTTTCTTTTGACGGCGTGCCGAAGATTTCAGATCTTGGTGATGAAAACGATTTGATTCGGCGCGGCGATGCGTTAAAAGCCATTAGAAAAGCATGTATCAGTGCGTATTTGTCGTTTGATTCCGCCACGCCGGAAGGACAGCGAGTAATGGATGCTCTATATGCGGTATGGAAAGTGAAAAAAGAGGGAAAGAAGCATGACAGTATTTGACGCAAACTGCATCTACACAATCAAATGCCTTGCTCTGATCTTTGTTGCAGCACCGGGCGCGATGCTTATCGGCGCATTGCTGATCTACCTGTTTGCACTGTGCTGCAAAAAGATTTCAGGGCTTTGGAGGGAGCAAAAATGAACATTTTCCTTTCGATTCTTGGCACCGCGATTGTCACAATTTTAATTGCGGGAGCCTATTCCATTGGCGTATCTGTCGGCAAAGCTGCGGCTGAGGAAGATAACCAAGAGCCGGTAATTTACATGGATCACACGCATGGGGGTGAATAAATGGTTAAGATTTGCACTGAATGTAAAAAGGAATTCGAGGGGAACGCAAAAGCCCGACTTTGCCCGGAATGCAAAGAAAAGCATCGGAAAGCGGCTGATGCGCTCCAACGTGAAAAGCACCGCAATCAATCTTTGGTCAAATGTGAATGGTGCGGGAGGGTTTTTGCCAGAAAGAAGAACGAAAAGAAGTGTGAAGCATGCCGAAAAGAAGGAAGATATGGCAGCCCACAGGTGGTGGCACACAGCAAAAGGGAGCCGCCTAAAGTGAGTATTAACAACGTTCTTAAGATTGCCGATAAAGACGGAACGACTTACGGAAAAGCGGTTCTGGCACACAACATTTGAGGAGGAACATATGAAAAGTATCGGTAACGCGCTTGCACTGACTGCAACTTTGGCATTCATCGCCTATATGGTGCGCATCACAGGAAGTGGTATTTGGGCATGGATGGTTTTTCCGTGCTTTATGTTCGCAATTCTGGGTTTGAGCAACTGAAAGGAGGAAACAATGGAAAATAACTGCTGCAAAAGCTGCAATACTGTGTACAAACAGGTTGCTGTTGTGCTGGATGACGGCGCATACATGCCGGAATACGCACATTTTGGCTGGGATGCAGGTGCAGACCTGAAAAGCCCTGTTGATGTGATGATTCCGGCGAACGGGAGCGCTGTAATTGATACCGGCGTGCACATTGACATTCCGAAGGGCTATGTGGGGTTCCTGAAAAGCAAATCCGGCCTGAATGTTAAGCATGATCTGACAAGCGAAGGTGTGATCGATGCAGGATATACCGGGAGCATCTGCGTAAAGCTCTATAATCACGGAAAAACTGATTATAAAGTCAATTCCGGGGATAAAATTTCCCAAATCGTGTTTATCAAGGTGGAAACTTTCGACTTTTACCCGTGCAGCAAGATGCCGGAGCGGGAACGCGGCAACGCAGGATTTGGTAGCACCGGCAAATAAAAAAACTTGCATATTAGCGCATAATATGCTATAATATCAATAAGAAATAGCGTGCCAAGTGCTTAATTGCCAAGTGCCAGTCGA